TGATTAGGCGAACTGCATCAGAGCCGGGCACATAAGCGGTGACTTCATGCGGGCCATCAGCAAGTTCCAAAGCTGACAAGACCTGCCCCGTCTCAGGAGAGATTGCACCAATAGTGAATGGCGTGTCGGGTGTGTCTGTCGTGATCACCTTGATGTAGTCACCGGGTGCCAACGACAAACCGAGGGGTGATGTCTGGAATGTGATCGCGTGGTCGATGCGCCGCCGAACGCTCAGCAAGTAGCGGCCAATCATCTTGGCCTGCTCCTTGTCGCTGCAGAAGTTGCTGATGTCAAAGACTGTTTGCGGCAGTTGGGTTGAGGCGTCCTCGTTCCAACGCACCATGATGCTTTCGGTCTTTGGCACTTTGTTCTTCTGGCCCTGCCGGTAGGTCATCACTGCCTTGATGTCCTGCCGTTCTGCAGCGTCTAGATAGTCAACTGAGTAGCTGCCATCAACGATGTTGCCTGCGCTGAAGATCGCTTTGATTGGCAATGCGTCTGGGCTGATCTCGTAGGTGTTCGGGTCATAGGGCAACGCTGGAACGATGCTGAACTGACCGTTGGCAATGACGAAGTTGCAGAGGTTCAGCGGTGCTGTCTCTGTCAGGTAGGAGCGGACATTGACTTTGCTCTCAATCGTTCCATCGAACCTGATGTCGTTGGCTTCGAGGTACTTGGCGGTGTCGGCAAATGAGCTGGTGTCTGTCCAGGTATCGCCCTTGTTCCAGCTGCCCAGTCCTGCAATGTTGTCTGTCAGCAAGTAATAGACGAGGTTGCTGAACAAATTGCTGGGTCCGTAAGTGTTGTCTTCCCACCTCTTGACCCAGACGCCGTCACCGATCCAGACGCGCAACTGCTCGATGCTGTTGATCTGGTTGCTGGAGCGGAGCGCCAGTCCAATGCTGGTGAACGCATAGGTCGGCACGCTAGCTGGTGTCACGATCTCATTGACCCACGTCACCACATGCTCTGGGCCGCTGCTGCAGCTGAGGTTCTGCTCGTCGTATTGGCAATACTCATTCAGCTGCGTCTTGCCGCCGAATCGCCTGGATTCATCTCCTGCGATTGTGCCTGGATTCGTTGGCTCGCTGGCTGATACCTGCAATTTCACGCCGTAAGCATTGCCTGAACCCAGATAGCTGACTGCATTGCTGTAGAAATTGTCGTCAGTGGTTAAAACTTCAAACTGGTCGGTTGAAACCCAGTCAGCTGAGGCGTTGAGGACTTCAATCTTTTGCAGTCTCCAACGCCATTCCATGTCATAGGTCTCGAAGTAGTCGCCACTGGTGCTCACATCGCTTTTGCTTTCATAGGTGAACTTAAGGCGTGCTGTTTTTGCGCCATAGCTAACATCTAACTCACCTGTTTGCGTATTGTTTTTATATAGATTGGCGGCGCCTTCGTTTAAGACGTAAGAAGCGAAAGCATCCTCTGCGAACTGTCCGCCTACTCCCTCCACAAACCTCATCTCAGTTGGTCTGCGGTCAGGTGTGCCGCCCGCACTGCCCTGCACACCACTGGCCCTGAACTCTGGGTTGTACTGGAGAGTCGTTGTTGGGCTCTGATCGTCCCAGCGGACAAAGTCACCGGTGAAGCCAATCTTGACTCGACCGTATGCCGTGTCATAGGTGCGCTCTTGGTATGAACCCTTCTTGGCATCCAGCCTTGAATACTCAGCACCAGGGCTCGAGTTTTTCAGTACGTCAGCTGAATTTTTAGGTATGAATCTGTACTCCATTTGACGTGGACCGCTGAGGTCCGTCACCCGAATCGTGTTGTAGACATCAACGGGCTGGTTGTTGGAGACGCAGAACTGTTCTCCGATTGGTTTCCAATCCAGATTTTCGTTTGTGTCTGATACCGGCCGAATATAAATTGTGAAAACACTTGTACGCTTGTAGTACAAGTTCATGTTTCCAACAGTTAGCTGGTTGCCGTCCTCTTCATATTCTTTCAGTTCTTCCGGCTTTGGTAGATCAGCAAAGTTGCATAGGCCGTTTACTTGACCCCAGACCTGTGATTTGATGCCAAATTCTGTGACCTCAGCTGGTCTGACGTTGCGAATGACTGCTAAATCAGCTCTGCCCAATGTCCAAAATGAAGTCCCGTTCCACTTACCTAACGGTTCTGTTTCACCTTCCCACAAAATAAAACTTTCAAGAGACTCTTTGCCTGGTAACCCAATAACACCCTGACCATCAGCGGTGTTTTCAATCATCTTCAATGTGATGAAAACGCTTTGCCCGTCTCCCTCTCCAGCATCTCCATCGTCGTTGACGGTTTCAGGTAGCCATACAGCTTTGCCGCCTTGCTCAACGTCATCACTGCGGTTGATGACTTGCCATATCGTTCGACCAATCATGATTGTTTCGCCAATCTGCAAGGCATCATCTGCAGCAGCGCGTCTGTTATTGACGGCGTTGTTCACGTCACTTGCTTTGACGCTTTCGTCACCTTCTTTCAAAAGGCAATTCACTTGCTGGAAAGCTTCTTTACGGATCCAAAAGACAGCTTCATCGCCAGGATTGACATTAACTCGACCCTCTGTATTAGAAGGTTCCCAGCCGTTGAGGCTTAGCAGTCCCATCTGTGAGCCGTAACCACGCCCAACCGTGCCCATGCCTTCGCTTTGGTTGTCACCAAAGTCACCAGCTACCTTGCGCCGTTCCATCTGGATGCGCTGGCCAGGATCATCGGGCTGACCCGGGATACGAGGCAGCGGAATGATCCTGAAGTTGAGCATGAAGCCCTGACCGTTACTGATCGGGCTGTGGAATCCAAAAGTTGTATCCCCTGATGGGGCGTAAGCCATGCAAAAAGCAGGCTGAGACTCACCCGCTGCTGTGGGGCAGGTGAAAATGTCGTTGTTGTTTTCGGGATCGCCTGCAGCTGGGTATGCCCGCGTTCCATACACCAGATCATCCGCTGTGATCCGGGCAAACCCGAGGTTGGTGTTCCAGTAGACAGCTTGCTGTTGATCGGGCAACGCATCGATCGGTAGCGTTCCAAGCTGGATGCCTGCGTCATCGGGACGGGTCGGATCATCCTTGCCGGCAATCTGAACCGATGGATCGTTCAAGCACTCGCCAACGGTGTAGAGACCCTTGAAGCCTTGATGGGTGCCGTAGCTAAACATCCGCGACCACACCAGTCCGGGGCTCGCCATGAAGCCGCCGGTGTAATACGTCTCACCATCACGGGTGTGCTGCTGATAACGCCCAAACTGAATCGGGATGACGCTGCCTAGCTCTGCAATACTTTGAACACCGTCAAAGCCCGCAACTGAGTTGAACCTGGATCGACCTGTCTGGTCAGCTAGTTGGATGTTTTGTCGTTCGTCCTCTTCCGTGCCTGGAGCTTTTGGTTTCGGCATCAGCAGGTAAGACACCGCTGTTAATGCCAGGCCAATTGCCAGGTTGACCAGAACAGTCGTGAGCGATACTGGCTCGCAACGCACATCCGGGATTAGCTCATACTCAGCCGGTCTGGGCTTGCCGCTATTGACTAAGTCGTCACGATATTGCCGGTACTCAGCCTCACTGATTTGCAGGAATTGAATTAACTGCCGTTCATAGGGCAGTAACGGTATGCCCGATAGTTTGAAATTTTGCTGATGGGGCACCAGCTCACCATCTCGCTTTGCTGGTTGATGTGGAGAATGCCCGAGTCCCATACAACAGCAAAGGTGGGGCCTCCCCCGCCAATCCACAAGATGTCACCATTGTAGGTAGGGCTTTTTATGTGCTCTCCCCACCTGCGTAAGTCACGAAGGTGAGTCATTGCTCCAGCTGAGTACCAATGAGGATTTAGATCAGGTCTGGGTATTGAAAAGTTATCCAGGGCATAGAGGCACAGGTGGATGCAGTCAATCTTGCGATCAGTGCCGTCAGCACCCATCGCATAACGCATACCTAAAAGCTCACTGCAGCGATAGCTGACCGGTGAATGGGACATTGCCTACAAGCTGCTGTTGCAGAGACCTGGCTGGAATATCGGAAGTCACTGCATCTAAAACTGAATTGCAAGTCAGGGAAATGGTTGTGTCATCCCATTTGCCGCTGACCACCTGACCCTCGTACTGATGCAGCAAAGTCGGCTGCGCTGTTGCGCTGGTTAGGTTCTGAACCCAGACCACACGCACCACAGCAGCCCATTGCTCCTTAATGGCAAAGTCACTGAACGCCATCGAAAGGGTGTTTTTCGGGAACAACAGGGCTGTATCGACGTTGTCGCCAGACCTGTTGACTGAGATGCCGCTAAACCCAAACGGCAGAAACAGGTAAGGCTGGCCGTCCCAGTAGCCGGTCTCTCGGATCCAGAAGTTCTGAAAGCGCAGTTCGGTCCAGCCATCGCTAGATGGTGACGAGAAGTCCAAACCTGGCGCTGGATCGTTTGTTGGTGGTCGCCTAAAGGTCAGGTAGTGACCAAGGGCTAACTCACTCTCGCGGGTGATTTCTTCGGTCACATTCCTAAACGACGACGAGATGAAGGACTCATTTGGAGCTTACGAAGAGTGCGCTGCTCACCGGCCTTGCTGGCCTGAGCAACGATCGACGGCAACTGGTCCTTGCGGATGTATTCGTCATTGCCGATCTGAGTGACGCCGCCGCTGATGTTGATTGACATTGGTGCTTCGGCAAGAGCGACACCCCCACCCCCTTCTGCTGATCCTGGGCCGTCAATGACTGCATCGCCACGGGTGCCGCCGGAGTAACGCGCCATCGCACCATCCATCTTCGACGCCGGGATGATGTATTCCGGTTCGCCTCCTTCACCAACAACAGCAGGCGTAGGGCCGGTGACGTAGCCGCCTTCTGCAAATCCCCTGCTGAGCATCGAGAAGAGACCAACGCCGTCGCCAGGTTCTCCAGCATTGTTTGCCAGTGCATTGATTCCTGTCTTGATTGCAGAGAGGATTAGCGCTCGACCGATGGCAAGCAAAATGTCAGAAGCAAGCTCACGCATTGCCTCGCCTAACCGATCTGTCTCTGTAATGGCTGTTTGCAACCCATCAACAAGACCGTTAACAAGAAGACCACCAGCCTCTTGAGCTACTTTTTCCATCTCACTGACTTTTTCAAAGCTATCTTTGAATTTCCCTGCTTGTCCTGTTACTTGCTTAATACGAGTGTCTAGTTGTTTAATTTGATTATCTAATGTTGTTACAGCTACAGAACCAGCGCCAAAGGCGTTAATAAATATAGGTCTTAGTTTTTCCAGCCCTGTGCGGGTTGCGTTTAATTTGTCGACGTAATTTTCCAACTCTTTTTGCCCTGCTATAATTGCAGAAGCGTCTGATTCAGTGAAACCTTCTGCAACTAAACGGTCAAGTTCTTTCTGCTCTTGCAGAAGTTTGTTGCGTTTCTCTAGAGGACTGAGGGACTTTTGAATTGCATCAGTCTGCTCTATAAGCCGTTCTGCATACCTTATTTGGTCTGCATCACTAAATTTTGTGTTATTTTGCAGCAGTGTTTGAAGCTCTTGATTAAGCCCTCTAATTCGATTAGTGACCGCGTCTAAATTGTCAAACGAAACACCGCCTACATTTGCTGCTGGAACACTGGATGCACCACCTGTTGTTTCTGGTTTGGCTCCTTCAACCAAATTTCTTGCCTTAGCAATAATGCTGTATATGTCTTTGAAATAGGTACTAAATGTTTCGTTAAGTTGATCATTAACTTTTAGAGTAAGCTCTAAAATTTTTGTCTCTATCTTTAACCGTTTTAGAGCAAGCTCGTCCAGTCGTTTCTGTAACGTAAACTTATCTTTGTTGACGTTATCTTCAATGCGTATAACTTCTTTTCTAATGTCAGCAAGATTACGCTCCAGGGATTCTCTTGTTCGGGCTACTGCTTTTTCTGCGTCTAGGCGTGTGCGTACTGTCTGTAGTTCAAACTTTCTCTGCTCTAAAGCATAGTCACGTTCTAATTTTGCCCTGTCTTCAACGCCTTGCGCTAGTTCTAAGTTTATATCACTTGCTATTTTTTCAAAACCTACTGCGATGTCTTTAGTTACATCATCTTCTTTGAACGAAGCAGCAAATTCAGCTGAAGCCAAACCGGCTGCTGCTTTTAATTTTTCTAGCCTTTGCTTAGCTTTTTCGTCTTCTATACGATTAGCTTTGCCTATTGCTTCTAAACGCATGTCTTCAACTTTGCGCTCCAGGGACAGCCGTAGGTCTGCGATTCTCTGTTCCGCCGACTCGATCGCTCGTATGCTGCGCTGTCTGAGATCATCAACTTTTTTGCTGTCTTGCGTATAGCGATCAATAATTGTTTGTACTGATTGTGTGTTCTTTAATATTCCTTCTTCACCTTGAATACTTTCAAGTTGGCCTTGCAGCTTGTTTATTTGTTTCTGCTCTAATGTTAGCGTTCCACGTAATTTAATTATTGGGAACTCTTTTTCAAGCTGTTTGACTGCATCAAATAGTTTTCGCTTGTTTTCGTCTGTTGGTATAAATGTAAATCTCAATCTAGCATTGGCTACATCTTGAGTAAGCTGACCACCTCTTGTTCCAAATTTAGAAACACCCTTTTCTTTAGCTGTGTCTATTATGCCGCCAGTAAGTTTTAGTGTAGCGTTGTAGTTTAATACAGCTGCAGATACGTCAGCAAACCCTTTAACTAGAATTAGTAGATCGCGCGTAAATTTGTCAGTAAATTGTGCCCACTCTCTTGATACGTTGTCGATAGAGGTAGCTGCAGCTTGAGCACGCTCAAAGTCAATAGCGCTAATAGTTTTGGCGTAATCTTCTTGAGCTTGTATGCCCGCTGCAACTGAGAAGCCAGCTTCAGCTAACGCATTGAGTTCTTTTTCTAGCTTTTTGGTTGATATAAGGTTGGCATTTGTGGCTGTCTCTAGTGCTGTACTGACATTTGATATACCTTCGGCAAACTCAGCCGCAGACTGAATAGCTGTGTCGAGTGCTGAACCGAGGCCACTGCCGAGGATTTGGGCACCAAATCCGCCAGTAAGCGCACCACCAACACCACCTAGGATTGATCCAGGGCCACCACCGAACAGCAGAGGGAAACCTGCGCCAAGTAGCAAATTACGGCTTCGGTCGTTGCGGTTTTTTCTGTTATCTCTGGCTTCCTTCTTCTTGCGCTGACGATTTCCCAGCCTGAGGTCGAAGTCATCAAGCAGCTGTTTATTAGTGTCAAGGATGTCCTTAAACACCTTGTCCCTAGCAGCCAGTTCTGCGTTCTTTCTTGTCTCAATGTTCTTCAGTTCGGCTTGTAAACGCCTCTGCCTATCGTTAGTTGCTGCTCTATTAACTTCATTCAGTGAATCGAGGTACGCTTTAGTGAGTCTGTCAACTTCTGCGAGGTCTTGCCTTGCACTGGCTCCACGTCGTTCGCCGCTTGTTTGACTTGCTCGCTGGCTAAATGCGGCAAAACCGCTGCCTTGCCTTGAAGCTTCACTGGCACGTATGTTCTTTCTTACTGCATCGTTCTGATCAATTTGAGTTTTTCGAATCCTGTCTTCAATATCTGCCTGAATACGAACTTGGTTGTTGAGAGCAGTCTGTAAGTCAATTCGCTGTTTAATAAGCGAATTAAGATCTGCGCTGTTTCTAGGCGCAGTGTTACCAATGCGATCATTAACTAAACCTAATTGACGCTCCAGTGTATTTCCTGTTCTGTTAGTTCCTATATTTCGTGCGTTTTGTAATCGTGTTTGCTCGTCTGCTAACCGTCCCAGTGCAACAACAGCCTGCTGAATATCTCTTGTGTATCCAGCTGTGTTAGTTAATTTGAACGATTGATTAACACCTATAGCCTTTTTGGCTACATCGTCTGCTGTTACAGAAACTGCTTTGAGTGCAGCAACAACAAATTGAAGAGATGTAGGAAGCCTTGAAAGCGTGTCGTTTTCTAGGCGTTCTAAAGCTGCCCCAAGGGTATTGACCTGTTTACTAAGCGCAGAAATTCCTCTAGCAGTCTTACCAACTTCTTTGTTTGTTTTGTTGAGGTTATTTACCCTGACTTCTACGTTCGCTTTGCGCGAGAGCTGCGCCATGCGGCGCTCTACGCGGTCTATAGACCGTAAGGCTCTATCAACCTTGACTTCTAGATTGATGCCAGCATCAAACTGAGCCACAGGCAGCTGGCACCATTACTAGCCGTAGTCTAGCGGCGGCCTCTTTGAG